TCCCTCTTTTGAAATTTCACGGGACTTACCGTGTGAAACCTTTTCTTTTTTTACACAAACAACTACTTTTTAGAAGTAGACGCTTTGTGTGGCCGGTGTGAACGGCTGACCCAGACCCACGACGATGATGACGTGATAGTACAGGTTAGCCCCGAAGATATTGTCCACAACACCGTAACGAGTCATCAATCCAACGCGAGGCGAGAAGTCGTTAGGACCAATCGTGCGCTGAACGAGAACTGGGATATACGGGCAGTAGATGATACCTGTGTCGTAATACTCCGGTCCCTTGTAGCCCAGAAGGGCGTACTCGAGACGGGTTGTACGCTGCGGATTCGTGCCGGACCAAGGATATGCTCCTTGATTTTCGGCTTGAGCGTCCGTGCGTGTATCACGATACACATTGAACCGACCACCGAGATTGCCGACCTTGGCCACGCCAACAGGTTGAGTGTTGACATTGCCTTGGACCGGTACCCACTGGAATTCAGGAAGCATTTCCAGAATTGCGCAAACGCGAGGTGTGGCAACGACGAAGTTGGCAGCACCACGACGGTTACGAACTGCAATACGGTTGGCTTCGATGATCAGTCTCTGGTAGAAGTCGCGATTGCGTTCAACTAGCCAGCGACCGTCTGCGGAAGCCGGGGACCATACGGAATATCCTGAACCGTAGCCTGCATTGAGGGCGACCTGAATCATGCGGATGATCATTTCACGGTCGATTTCTGCCTGTAGCTCATAGCTCATAGCATTGGTCAACTCAGTGTCAATGTCGATTCCGTTCATGTTCTTAAGGTCTTGCTCAAGTTCTACGGACCAGCGAGCGGCGAGCCTACGTGTTCCGGCTTCGACTGCGGTTTTCTCGAAAGAAACCTCAATCTGAGGAATACGACCGGTAAGTTCGAACTGGCTCAGAATCTGGGCAACACCCTGATCGCTGCCGAGCATTGTGAATTGATCATAATACGGCTGCGAAGGGGAAGCACCGGAGAGCTGAGAGGACGATGTACCAGTGAAGCGTGTGTCGAGGAACTGGTAACCCAGTTCTGCGCCATTAGCTTGGCTGTAAGGAACGCCCAAGGAACCGTTCGCGTTGGTGCCGCTGCCGTCCACGCCTGTGTTACCCAGCTGTTTGCCGAGGTACTTGTAGCGAAGAGCGAAAGCAAGACCAACCGGACCGCTCATGGGCTGTACGCCTACGATCTCGTTGGTGATTAGTTCGGGGAATGTACGACGAATCATCGGGATCAGAATCTTCGGCAAACGAGCATCACCCTTGGCATAGTCGTCACCAGAGGTGATCTTGCCGGGGGGATTGAATGCCGCACCAATTGTGGCTCCACTACCGAAGACACCGCCGGAACCGGAGGTGTTATCTTCGTTAATCATGCACCATTGTTCTTGGTTTTCCAAGAGCATGGCGGTGTTGAGACGTGTGTGATCGTCTTCGATGGCCCGGACGGAGTCCGAGGTATAATCGAGAACGGGTGCCCACTTCTCAAGGAGGGTCTTAGCGCGAGACTGATTGATGTAACTCGTGGGAGGAGCGATACGCTTACTCATTATAATTACATTCTCCTTTATAAGAATTCGACCAGTGGCTATTGCCACCAAATAATCTCAGGATTTTTTAAAACCTCAGAAAAGTTTACCAGCGGCTCAGTTCACTAAGATAACCGTTTGTCGAATCGCCGTCATTGGAAGCAGGCTTTTCAGCAACAGCTTCTTCAACAACTACGCGATCAACAGTTTCGGTTTGCTTAGTGGCTTCGTCGCGGATATTTGAAAGACGCTCCTCTTCAGTTTTATTGAAGAGTTTGAGAGTGTAGTCGTAGTTTTCATTGATAAAGGACACATCCTTGTTACCCAGAAGCTTGTGGATGAACTTCTTTTTGTTCTCAGGAAGTTCCCGGGTCTTCTGTTCAAGCAGAAGACTGGCTTGTGTCTTATTCAGTTCTTTTTCAAGAACTACTACACGCTCTTTGGCGCTTTCAAGCTCTTTACGAGCTTCATCTAATTGTTTCTTGCCGTCCATAACAGCTTCACGAATGCTTTCTTGGGCAATCGCGGCGTCAACGGCGAGAAGATTACGAACCTTGGATAGGGTGTCATTGGCTCTACGGTTAGCAACAGCCTTTTTGATATCCTCGGCAGGAACAACTTCATCAAGATAAGCTTCCAGATAGGTGCTGATATCATTGATGGTTTCTTTTTTGAAATCTTTAGCTTCACTGGAAAGTGCCCCTTGATACTTTTCAACAATGGCTTTGAGCTTTCCTGAATGATTTTCATCGATTGCCGAAACAACCTTGTTTAGTTTGGCAACGTGATCCTTATCGATGGCTTCAACAAGAGCTTCCAGCTTTTTGCTATGATCTTCGTCTTGTTCGGCCAGAGCTTTTTCAACGTGTATTTTAACTTTTTCGTTTACAGAAGCTTCAAAAGCTTGCTGTATTTCGTTAAGTGTTTGTTCGGAAAGAATGTCCTTTGTGGCTTCTTTGAGTACATCAACAACGTTTTTGCTCATAAAATTATTTATTTAAAACCTTTCTATTTTTTTGATTTTTTTATTTTTTTAAATCCTTGACAGCGTTTTGTATACGATTTTGCAATTTAATGTCCATCACTTGCTGAAGGGATTTTTTAGCGTTGCTATAGTCTTTTTCAGTAAGACACTTTAGGAAATTTGTAATAAGAGCTTTTTGTTTGTTGTCCATGGTTTTATATATTTAGCTTTTGCTGCTTAGTTTTCTAAAGAACAGAACCACCTGTTCTTTGAGGAAATTTTCCACATCATTTTTCGGGAGATTGGAAAGAGCGGATGTGAAGCTGTCATAAACTTCTTCATATTGACCACTTTCCTTTAGTACAAATTGTTTGCTTTCCAAAATACCGTCCACAAATGCTTTTGGGAACGACGGATCAGCAACACAGTCGATTGCAACAAGTCGAAGGTCAGAAACCTTGTTGGTTCCATTGGTTGATTCTGTCAGCTTTCCGAGGGCACGGCTGCTCATTCCAACTTTAACACCGTCCTGAATCAAACTCTTAACAATCATTCCCATGGGTGTGCTGAGAACCTTGCTTTTTCCGTAAAAAATATTTCCATCCTGACGAAGTTCTGTAACCATGTGACAAACACGTTCCAGATTTACTTCCGGTGTCTGTGGGTGATTCAATTCACCCATGCTTCGATTATTTTTAATCATTTCACTTGTATAGCGATTAACTTCCTTGGCCATTTCTTCCAGATTGTAAATGCGCCGATTGCGGTTGGCATGTTCAGCCATCATGTAAGGTCCTTTAATATAAAGAGTAGCAGGCTGATTGGGATTTTTTTCCTCCAACACATATTCAAAATCATCATTGTTGGCCGGACGTTCAACGATTAGCTTTAGACCTTCACTCATTGTTTAAATATTTATATAATCTGGTTATTTTTTCGAGGGATTTATTTTTAAATTTTTTTCTGTCAGAATTATGAACTGCATATCATGCATTTTTGCAAATTTTTTGGCAGCTTCCCATTTGGCACAATTTGTTACGTAAGTCATTTGTTCATAAAGCATTGTGGCTTTTCTACATTTGCTATTTGTAAAATCAGGTTTTCTTGTTTGTTTTTCTGGTTTTATCTCCACAAGATATTTTTTATACGCCTCTCCTTCTTTTATAACCATATTAAGATCCACATGATATTGCCTAACGGATTTCTCAAAAGGATGAAAATATGGAATTTTTATACTTTCACTTGCCCATCGAGAAACATTAGGGTTGTCATCACAAAAACGAAAAAATTTAAGTTCGTAGGATGAACGATAAATGATGGGTTTTTTTCCCACATATTTGTTTTCATTTTTGGGAACAAATACTCCCTGAATAAACCGACTATTTTTTTGAAGAGGTATCATCCGATCAGCATCTGAACAGGGCTTGCGTCACCCAATCCCGGAGCGGATCCTTCGTACAATCTCTTTTCAAGTTCTTCCTTTTCTCGAAGACCTTGTTGAAGCATGTCATTATAATTCAATTGACCACCTCCAAAAAGATTGACGGCAGTGTATTTTCCACGAACATGGCCAACCGCTATTTTGGTAAGAGCCAAAGCATATTGTTGAACCCATTGTTCCTGAATAAGCTGTTGAACAGGGCGTTCCACATAACAATTAATCACACCATAAAACCTTTCATTACGGGGAGGTGGATACATTTGCATGTATTGTGTGCGTTCGTCAAACTTGACGGCCCGAGGAATGCTTAAAAGTTTTTCCCGGTTTTTCAACCAGTCTTTTAAAATATACCAGCTAATAAGATCAAAACCATAATTGCCCATGGAATAACTGAAATACGTTTGTTGAGCCAAAGTTTGTTCAATTGTGAAAAGTGTGTTTACTCCGGTGGTGCTGCCTTCCTCAAAATAACGAATATCAATTACTTTACGGTATGTTTTAACAAGATAATCATAAGAATTCAAAACAGAAATTTGATCAGCAAAATTTCCTTCCGGATCTGGTTCGGCAACCTGAAAAGCCATGGGATTATTCGGATCACCAATGACCATGTTCCCTATATTGTACATGCTGTTTACGCTGGTATTGCGAATATCATAGCGGAAATTAAAATCCGGGGTAAGACTAAACAACGTGTCTAGCCGTAGTCCTTTTCCTGTTTCATAAAGATCACTGTCAAAAACAAGATATTCATCGGTGTACCCTGCGAATTTGCTGAACATTTCCACCGCAATTGCAATATTCTCATAAAGTTGGTCCTGATGAATTTCAACATTTACAAGAGGAGCACCCAACTGACGGCTAATGCGTATGCCCAAATCATTGAACGCCTGTATGCGGCTGTTCAAATTTGTGCTATAGAACGTGCTGACGTTTTGTGTGACTGTGCAACTCAGGCTCATATTAGTTGTTACTTGTTATGGAGACAATGATTGTGGATTGGTTGGCGGTAAGACCAGTGAACATGACATAAAGGGCATTGACTCGTTCATGAATGGCCGACACAGCTGCTTGAACACTGGCATAATTCAGATCCAATGCCTGTATTCTTTGTTGATAGTAAACATTAGGGGAAAGAATTGATCCAAATGCTACTGATGAAAGTAAAGAAAGATAATTTGCACTGTTTCCAACAAGATTGTTATATGCATCGTTCCAATAAGAACTGTTGGCATTAGTAGTTGTATAAACTGATGTCCAGCTTCCTGAAAGTGAATTTACCGTAATATAAGTGCTTTCCCAGTTTGCACTATATGATAAAACATGAGTATAAACACTTTCCCACCGAGAACTATTTCCGTACACAGTGGTATAAACGCTGACCCAATAACCACTATTGGCTTGGAGGGTTAGATATGCGCCGTACCAATTTTCACTGGTGCCCTGATCTTGGGTATAAAAAATTCCTTGAAATTTTGAATTGGGTCCGGCAAGGGGATCAGT